CCATTGTCATCATATGCTTGCTGCTCAAGGCACCTGGCAATGGTGGGGCAGGCCTGATCATTCACATAGACTTTACCCATCTCAAACGCCTTGTTTGTTGAAAGGACCCTATCCCTTACCAGCGGGTTTGAGTTGTTCGCCCTGATCCTGAATCCCGCCTGCTCAAGCAATGAAATGTCTGTCTTTGAGGCCCCGACACTCTTCCTGTTCTTGCCCGATGCATCGGGATAAACAAAAATCTTATGATCCTTAAAACGCTCCTTAATGATCCTGATCATGTCAGGGGTGTCAAAGACATCCTTAAGCTCTGCCACTGCATGGTATCCGGTGGGCCTCTGCACAAAGATACTCGCTGCCATGTTCTGGACGTTAAAATCCATTCCGATGGAAATGGGCTCTTCAGGAACGATCCTTTCCCTGGAGGAACACCGCTTGCGATCATAGTTGCGGTAAACTGTCCCACTAGTAAGATTGACAAATAGGCCGTTAATATATGCTTCAATCAGGGCCTCCGGGTAAGACTCATACAGTGAGGAGATATAGTCATCAGGCAGGTTCACTTCATTGTCATATGTTGAGGCTTGGATAATTCCATAGTTGCCCCGCAGTTCTGGTTTTTCGGCCAACAGCTGGACAAATTTCTTATGACAAAAACGGAACCCCTCTGGTGTGGTGGTGATATCAATACCATTAACAAGGCCTGTCTTTTTGTACCTCATCCTTGCAATGATCTTTTGCCATGCCTCTTCAGCCTTGTGTATTGGCAGAGTGTCAAGCTCATCTATCATGGCGTGGCCTATTTTGAAGCCTACAATGCTGCTAGGCTTGTCCATGGATCGGCACTTCACCACACCCCTAAACTTGCGCCCCTCGTAGATATGGGCTTCGTGGTTTCCTGTCTTGATCTCAGCACTTAGGCCAAAGGAGTGGGCCACCTCTTCAATGGTGGGATAAAATACATCTCTGATGGTGGTATAGGTGGGTGCGAAATAGCCTTGATTAATGCCTGGGAATTCCCAGAAGTGCTTGCAAATCCCCATTGTGCCAACGTACGATTTTCCGGATCCATAGCCAGCGCAGAACAGTTTAAACTTTTGAGGCATAGCCAAAAAGCGGCCCTGGGGGACATTAGCCGACAGGTTAAGATTCATCAGCCTTATCTTTGGGCTTAGAACAATCCTGAACATTTATATTGACAATAACTGGCGTAGGCTCTACTGCGTCCTGATCCTCTTCGGGCTTATCCTTCATTCCAAGCCAATTCTTTGCAAGAAAAATAGCAACAGCTGCATTGTTTTGAGCCATCACCATCATATTTCTTCTAAGGCTGATCTTGCCTTTCCCCCTTTTTACCTTAAAAATCTCGGAGAAACTTTTTTCATAGGTGTCTTTGCACCACCTTGTAAGGGTCTTATCAGTAACCCCCGTAAACTCGCAAATCTCCTCTTGAGAGCACTGTAATTTGCACAGCTCTTCAAAGGTCTTTTTTGTAATAGCCTTTTTAGGCCTGCCCCCCTTGTTTTTCTTAAGGGGTTTTTTCTTGACTTTCTTTTTAGCTGTCATAAAAACATAATACCATAAAAGGTGAAACATTCAAGAGCTCTACCCAGGCTCATACATTTTAAAGATCCAAACACCACCCCCAACCAAGATTTGATACGCTTCGCCATCATTTAATTTTGGCACCCTTTGCTCTATTCTGTAATCGCCTCCAAGCTTAGTGGTGTCAACATAATCAACCTCTCTAAGCTCCTTTTCTCCACCATTCAAAACTTCCATCATTTCAGGCTTGCCCATGCCCCACACCTCCCCCTATTTATTAAAGAAAACATTAAAAGCTTCAAGCGCAACTTTGCCAAACTTCTCCTGGCAGCTCATGCATATACAGCTGGCCCTTTCACTAATGAGATTCATTCTGTGCCCCTGTACGGCCATTACTATATCACCCATTATATGATTTTCATATTCTGCCTTAAAAGTAGAATCACACCTCTCGCACTCGTAATGCACTATCTTTGCCATGTCCACACCTCCCAATAAGTTAATAAATATTAACCAAATGACCTTCTAGCATCAACCGGATTATCAAAAAGACGGCAATCGTAAAAAGATAAATTTTCTTCTCTAAAGCCCCCTAGCTTTTGAGCCTCTTTGGTTTTTGAGAACTCAATACAGGCGTTTTTAAATGAACTCGCCTCAACTCTCCCCACCATTCTCGCAGGCGCAGGGCCTGTTTCCATGCCTGTACAATAATAACCCTCCATCCACAACTCATAAACCATCACTTCCAACCTCCTCAATCTACCGATAAATAAATACTTACCCCCTGAGACAACCCCAAAGGGCAGAGGCATCACTAAAATTTAAACTTCAACTGAAATCCATTAAAAGTTAACTGAGCATTCCCTAGTATCCCATAGGCACCTCCTATTTAATTTATCCTCTCAAAGTCCTCTTCATCAAACTTAATGGGTTTGATAAGCCGATCATAGCACCCCTGGCACACCTTGCCCCCGTGTAGGCTGTCAAGAAACTCCTTATGTATATATTTGGGCTTTTCCTTGCAATTTTTGCAATCACACATCGCTCTCACCCATCTTCATAACTAGGTCTAACAGGGTGGAGCCAGTAAAATTATTCCCTACATTGTCACTTATAAATACTCCGTGATACTGACCTAAGGCAAATATTCCAGTTGCAGCACTACCCTTAGATATGAGCTCCTCCATCTTACTTAACCCTTCCCTGAATGCTGCAAGCTCTTTTTCTTGAGCCTCATATTTATTCCTAATTTTATTAAAATCATCCTCATCCATGTTCTCTAGTGAGAGGTCGCTAAACTTAATGGCAAACTCATCTGCACCATCACATCCATATCCATTAGGCTCTCCATCTTGATTTATGCCCTCGCACTGGTTGCATCCATGGCTTGCACAATACTCCCTCTCTATGGCCTCCATGTCCCAATATACCTTATGCTGTGGCTTGCTCATGGTGCGCCCCTCCTGAGTTGCACTGTTCATGAAAATCAACAAAGTTCTTATCTAAGAAGCAACAAGCGACAAACTGCGTTTCTTGGTTAGCATTAGGGCACCCATCTTCCTTGCCATAATAATAACACTTTCCGCACTTATCTTGCTTTTTCATGCCTCACCCCTCCCCATTCCAAGTTTCAACCGCCGAAACCTTGCTATCCACGGCCCTACTGCTCTTATCGCAAGCCGTACAATTAACCCACCAATGCCATCCGTTAAAGCTCCTCAAATAAACCTTGTCAGGAACCCCACATTTACATGGTTTGATCTCAGGAAGAGCTTTCATTTTTCAGGCTCCTCTGGTGCTCATCCATCACATTAATAAGGCTAACACTTGCACTTGTAGGCATAAAATCACACCTCATAATTCCATTAGAATCACCATGCCGATGGTGGTCAGGTGTCCCCCTAGGGAAAGGCTGGCAAATAATCATACCAGGCGTGCCCTTGTCGGCTTCACTCTGAGCCTTATCAAAAAGCGGTTTCAGGACCATCAACTGTTCCTCGGTCAATTTAATCTTGAGCATAATTACCTCCCAGTAATTTAAGGTTTATAAAACTTACACTGTATTAAAAAGATTGTCAATGATTCTTTTTCATATCACCTCTACAATATCCAGGAATTGCCTGTAAGATCTCACCTCATGCCACTCATGCCCCAACTGCATAAACATGAGCTTATATTTCACTTGATCCTCTGTGAGCTTTCCCTTATCACACTTAAGCTCAAGATACATAGTCCTACCCCCAGGAAGAGCCATTACAACATCAGGCCACCCAGGTTCAGCAAAACCTTTCGCCTTTTTACTCTGCCTGTTCACCTGGATTGGGTATCCATGGCCTTTACCATATGCCCTGATTTTCTTTGATAGGTTGCTCTCTGGCCCCTCATCGGGTTCATATGGTCCAGGCCTACTTTTTTTAACAGGCCCACTGCACTTGCGTTTTTGCTCTTCAAGGAGCTTTTCAGCCTCTATAGTGCTGAGATTCATCATTGATCATCCCATAATATTTAAGCACATTATAATAAGTCCTAGTGGACACCGTCAATTTGTCAGCAGCCTCCTTGTACGTGTAGTGCTTACGGCAATAAGTGATTAAAGCCTTTAGGCTCACGTAACCCATACGCCTCTTAATGGCACCCCAATCCGTGGAAGGTCCACGAGTACCAACCATCTCCGGTCTTTCTTTTTTATACTCCGGCACGGTCCTAACATCATACCTCACGCACCAATCCCAAAAGGTATGCTTACTGACCTTGCAGGCCTTCGCACATTTCGCATAGGTGCCGTGCTTGTCATAGATCGCCTGGAGTACCTCCCTGCGCCCTTCTGGGTCTGGCGTTTTACATACTGTGTTTATTTTCATTCTCACCCTCCTTTTAATATTTCCCATGCAAGCTCAGCCACTCTTGGAACTTGTCCATTTCCAATGGCTTTAAGTCTGTCCACCCTATTGGCCACCCCATCAGCCACTCTACCCAGTTTGGGTTTAATTGACCCTTCTGATGGGTCTCGTTCCCACCATTGAACACCACCCTGCCCAGTGTGTCCAACTGCAACTTTCCGTCTCTGTACCTTGGTGCCGGGCTGTCCTTGTAATCTCTTCTGGTTGGAGTTGGCCACATCTTTACGGCTCTGCCCAATGTCACTTGAGTGTGCTTCCCTGTCTTTGGGTTGTATGCCCTCTCCCCTGGCTTTGCTGGCTCCCCATCTTTGGTTGTCAGACCCTCTATGTGTCCCGCCTCCTGGCTGCTTGGTGTGGGCCACAACCCAGATTCTTTTCCTGATATGTGGAGCGCCAACGTCATCTGCTCCCAACACTCCCCATCTAGCATCATACCCCATTTCGGCCAAGTCCCCAAGAATACGTCCAAGCCCTCTAGAAGTGAGTGCTGGGCTGTTTTCCACAAATGCATATTGTGGTCGTATCTCATCAATGACCCGTGCCATTTCGCCCCATAGCCCTGATCTTTCCCCTTCGATTCCTGCACCTTTTCCTGCGCATGAGATATCTTGACAGGGGAATCCTCCGCAAACAACGTCCACCACTCCTTTCCATGGTCGGCCATCAAAGGTTGCAATGTCGTCCCAGATTGGGAATTTTGGCAAGATTCCGTCAAGCTGCCTTTGGAGCAAGACTTTTCTGGGGTACTCTTCGATTTCGACCGCACACACACATCTATGACCGAGTAAATGTCCTCCGAGGATTCCACCTCCTGCCCCTGTAAATAAATGTAACTCATTCATTTAACCCCCTGCACTTTCACCAAATCAGCATTACAAGGAATCGAAAACAGAGCCCCATTTGTGGTAAGTGCCCACCCTCTCTGTGTCTTAACCCACGTTGACCCGCATGACGACTGCCTTGCAATGGTCCCTATGGGATAATCTGCCCATGAGCCATCTGCTTTTTTCCACTTATCCATAATTCCCCTTTTTGTTAAAGTTCCAAATCCGGCCCACAATCCACGATCTCAAGATTAACCTACCTCGTACACCTTAAACACCGAGCGGAGCCAACACGCCTACCTTCACCATTCTTAGAATCACCACTACAGCCATCCTCTATAACTTTAATTTCAGGTGTGAGGGCTTCCTCACCACCATCAACCCTATTTTCCCTACAGACAGAAATGACAGTTTTATCTTCCCTAGATGAAAGCACAGCGTCATCCAGGAAGAGGCAAAAAGACATGCTGTCAAACATCTTCGCAAGTAGCCTGCACCCCTCACAGGATCCCTTCTGATCAGGATCAGGAGAATCAAGCCTCTCTGACTGATATGCACCCACTATGTGCTTGTTACACAGCTTGCCTATTGACTCGCCCTTTTCAACCGCCTCCTTGAGCATGTTGTGAGTTTCTGGTGATACCTGGTCCCACTGATACAACATCCCGCTTTTATACTGCATCCTGAAAGTTTCACCCTTGAATCCGAACCGCTTTATTGCTGAACTGTTCTCGACTTCTGTCCATTCCCACATGATTATTCCCCCTTGCAATTATCAAGAATTTTATCTATTTCGATTAGAGCGGTCAAATGGACCACCACACGAGAGTCCCACCTGAAAACATCTTGAATCTTTTTCTTTATTGCTTCTGCCTTTTTTTCATCCTCATACTCCTGAACACTGTTGTACAGGAATGAATCAGCGCAATATCCACCACATTCCTCTCGCCAATCAGATAAATAGTATCTTCTCACATAGCTTCTGCCTGACTTGCTGCAATAAAAGTATTTCCTTCCTACCTTTCTCACTATGACTGGTGTTAGTTTTTTCTCAACATTCCTTGCAGCGTTGCCGACATTGAGGCTGTAAAGAGTTTGCCCTACTTTTGGTTTGTCTGTCATTGCTTTGCTCCCTCCTTATCATTCTCCAGAAGCTATGGGTTTTCATGTATGTTGCCGATTACCTCGCCTAAGTTCGCATTTGAGTAAAACGCAGGATAGGAATAACAACCTGATGATTCAGCCATCTTAAATCGCCATGCAGAAAACTCAAATGTGACTATGCCGATATACTGACCCTTTTTCCATGCATCCCCCTCATAAATCTCTTTGCCATTCTTATCCTTGAGCCCTGTGTATTGCTCTATGATGCAATCCTTGGGCTGTATCTGAATATGGATTTTTTTCTGCTCTATAATGTCAAAACCTTCACATGTGGCCCATATCCCGCCTAAATCATCCAAGTGTAGATGTAAAACTTTATAGTATTTTTTCCTCTTTTTATGCCACGCCCTAAATTTAACGCTCTTCATTGCTTTGCTCCCTCCGTTAAAAGTTTATCGCCCTTATTCGCTCCCCCCACCTGAGCCACTGGCTTGACCCAATCAGCCCTATCATTCAACCTCTGTGACTGCTCACAGTCTCCCTGCAAATACTCTTCATGTCCTCCCTTTACTGACATGGCAGGGTATAGTTTTTCAAACTCAATCCGCTTCCACTTC